GTCAGAACGGCAAAACGGTCGCGCTCAAGGCTCTGCTCGGATGGTGGCTGACGGATTACTCGAGGCATGCCGGGCCGCAAACAATTCTGACCACCGCGCACCGGCTTGACCTGGCGACTGCACTGTTCCAAGACTTGGCGCCGATACTCGAGGCGAAGTTTGATGTCAAAGCGGTGTGGGCTTACGGTCGTAACAGCATCAAGATTGGTGACAGCGCCTGGCATGTCAAAGCTGCACGCCCGAGCGCCGGTCACGGCATGAGCGTCGATTTGATTCTTGCCGACGAGGTGTTCGGCATCGACTCGGAAACGCTTGACATCGGCCTGCTGCCTACGCAACGTGCGCGACCCAATCCGCTGTGCTCGATGTGGTCAACGGCAGGCACCGAGGAATCGGTAGCCATGCTGCGTTGGCGTGAGCAAGGCTTACGTGCAATTGATGAAAATAAGAGCACCGGCATTTACTTGGCTGAATACTCGCCACCGCCAGACATTGAGCCGATGAGCGAAGCCGCGTGGGAGTACGCCAACCCGGCACTTGGGCACACGCTCGACATCCGCACCATCCAGCAAGAGTCAAAGTCTCCGAATCGTGCCGGGTTCCTACGCTCAAGTGTGAACCTATGGGTACAGTCCGAGATCAGTTGGCTGCCGCCTGGCAAGTGGGAATCGTTTGCTACCGACAAGCCGCCGATGCCTGGCGGCGTGCTCGCTGTCGAGGTAGCGATGGAGGATGGTCGCTACGTCGCAGTGCGTTGCAACGCGAACTCTGCTGGGATGTTGACTGCGACTGTCGCGTTCATGTGCGAGACAATCACCCAGGTGTGGGAGCACATACGTCAGCAGATGCGCGACAATCCGAATTTGACTGTTGCGATCACTCCGACTCTTGACACGAATTGCCCGACCGACTTGGCGCGGCGTCGCGTCATCGTCGGCTACCAAGAAATCACGCGCTACACATCGATGGTGCGTCAGCTGATCAACGAGGGCCGCGTCAATCACACCGGCGAAACAATGCTTGCCGAGCATGTCGGTCGCGCTGTTGCGGTCAAGACGCCTGGCAGCATCGCATTGAGCTCTACCAAGTCAGCCGGGCCGATTGAGTTGGCGCGATGCTTGGTGTGGGCTGTCGGATTGTCTGCTCGACCGCGACCAATCGTCAATCGACCTGTCATTGCATCGAGCGCCTAGACTGACGAGTCATGGCATCACTATTCAGTTTGAAACGCGGCACCTCAACCAACGGCAAAGCCAGCGTCGGAGCTGCGGCAGGCGGCAACCCGCTGGTCGGCAACTTCATCAATTACACAGCCGACTTCAACCGCCAACAAGCCATACAAATCCCGACCATTAGCCGCGCACGCGACCTGATCTGCGGCATGATTGGCTGCCTACCAATCCGCCAATACTCCAAACAGTACGTCAACGATTCGTACGAGGACATTGATTTGCCTGATGACACGTGGTTCATGCAACCCGACCCGGCAGTGACCCGCAATTTCATACTGAGCTGGACTGCTGACGACCTAATTTTTTATGGTCGCGCATTCTGGATCATCACCAGCCGATTCGGCAACGGATTCCCAGCCACATTCACCTGGGTGCCCGCCAACGACGTGCAGACACTTGACCAGGCGGGCCCGCTCTGGTACGGCCCAAGCAAACAAGTCGTATTTCAAGGCCTCAAAGTCAACACCGAGGACGTGGTGCAATTCATCAGCCCCATTCAAGGCCTACTCACGATGGGTGCCAGGGCAATTCGCACCAACATTAACCTCGACACCAGCGCCGAGCGTTTTGCGCGCAACCAGACACCAGCAGGCGTGCTCAAACAGACCGAAGGCGAGCCGTTGAGCGCCGAGGAACTTAGCGAGCTTGCTGCAGGGTTTGCTGCCGCGCGCAACAACAACGCAATTGCTGCGCTTAACCAGTACGTCGACTGGAAAGAGTCGTACATGGATCCGAGCAAGCTGCAATTGACCGAAGCCCGCACCTACCAGGCGCTTGAGATGGCGCGCATCGCCAACATTCCGCCATACCTCGTTGGAGCACCAACAGGATCGGGCATGACGTACCAAAACGCACTCCAGGCGCGCCAAGACCTGTACCTGTTCGGAGCCAAACCGTACATTGATTGCATTGAGCAGACCCTGTCAATGAACAACGTTACGCCACGCGGTCGTTACATTTATCTTGACGTCGAGTACTACTTGGAGGAAGCAAACGAGGTGCCGGGGGCGGGTAACGCTGCACCCTCCCCGGCGCTACCCTCTCAGGAAGGAAACACATGATCAAACTGACCGCCACCGACACGTTCATCATCGCCGAGGAAGGCGACGCGCCACGCACCATCTCGGGCGTGGCAGTGCCCTGGGACGTCGAGGCCACCGTCAGCGATGGCACGCGCGTCAAATTTGAACGCGGCAGCCTGCCCACCAACGGCAAAAAACCAAAGCTGTTGAAGTACCACGATGACAAGGCACCAGTCGGCGTCGTGACCGGGCGTGTGGACTCCGAAAAAGGCATGCTGTTCACGGCACGCATCAGCGCCACGTCAGAGGGCAACGACATGCTTGAGCTCATCAAGGATGGGGCCGTTGACGCGGTATCGGTCGGCGTCAACCCAGTCAATTTCAGCTACGACGATGAGGGCGTCATGGTCATTTCAAAGGGTGACTGGGTAGAGTTATCGCTAGTCACCGCACCGGCATTTCGCGGTGCTACGATTACAGAGGTTGCAGCGACCGAATCCAAACCGACAGAGGAGCTACAACCAATGACCGACAAGATCGCCAGCGCCGCAAACGTCGCAGACACACCAGCCGCCAGTCCGACATCGGCGCTCGTGTTTGCAGAACCGCGCCGCGTCCCAGGCCGCCTGCCCTCAGCTGCCGAATACATCAGCGCGTTCATCAAAGGTGGCGACTCGTTCCGCAACGTCAACCAACTCATTACCGATCACCAGGCGTACCACAACCCGGTGCAAGCCGCTGCCGGTGACGAACTCACGAGCGACGCACCAGGCCTGCTGCCAGTGCCGATTGTCGGGCCCGTGTACGACAACATCAACTACCTGCGACCAGTCGTGTCTGCAATCGGTGCACGTGCAATGCCGGCATTTGGCGCGACGTTCATCCGCCCCGAAATCACCACGCACACGTCGGTGGCACAGCAAACCAACCAGCTCGACGGATTGAGCTCGACCACAATGGTCATCAGCTCCAACACCGTCACCAAGCTGACGTTCGGTGGCACGGTGCGCGTTGCGGAACAGCTGGGCGACTGGAGTGACCCGGCATTCGTCAACATCGTGCTGCAAGACCTTGCCAACCAGTACGCCGATCAGACCGACAACTACGCGGCAGACCAGCTGCGCAGCAACGCAACCGACCAAGGCACCTGGCCCGGCACTGCCGCGTCCATCCTCAACGAGATCTACGTTGCAGCCCAGAACATCGCTGGCTCGACGAACGTGCTGCCCACGCACCTGTTCGTTGACCCAGAAATGTGGGCCAAGCTCGGTGGACTTGTCGATGGTTCCAACCGCCCCTTGTTCCCGACCGTTGCACCGTTCAATGCCGCTGGCACGCAAAACGCCGGCAGCTGGAACGGCAACCCGCTCGGTTTGAGCATGGTGGTCGACAAGAACTTCACCGCCAAGACCGCGATCGTCGGTTGCGCCGCCGGTCCGTTTGCTGGATTCGAAATCTTTGAACAGCAAAAGGGCGCAGTCAGCGTTGAGAAGCCGGACATCTTGGCCCGCCAGATCAGCTTCCGTGGCTACTTCGCCACGCTCATGCTTGATGGCACCAAGTTCCGTCGCTTCACCTACGCCTAACAACTAGTTCGCCTCCTCCAAGCGACTAACACTGTGGCGACGTACACCATCAGCCACTCCCAAGTGGTGGATAACGTCGCCACAGTGCAGGTTTTGCAGCAACCCGAATTCGAGGTTGGGCAGTCGATCACGATCAGCGGCCTGACCGGTTTCAATGGCACGCACGTCATCAGGGCGTTGCCCGAGTATTACTTCATCGGCGTCAGCACCCAGGGCGACTACGAATACGACACCGCGCGCATCATCCCCAATCAAATACAATTTTCTCTCACGGCAGCCGACCAAGAACGTGCAGCCGCGTCAGGCAGCCTCACCTACTCGGTTACGTGCACCTGGATCAGCCAGGGCGACCTCGAGGACTACCTGGGCTACACCTTTACGAGCCCAAGCGCCGATTACGACATCGCCACGATGGCGGTCGGTGCAGCCAACGCATTCGCATTTCGTAGGCGTCAGGAATCGGGCTACTGGGATTCGGCAAGCGTCGTACCGGGGCTTGATGTCAAGCTGGGCACCACGATGTACGCAGCGGTGCTGTACCGCGAGAAGGGCAGCGTCGAAGGCTTGGCGTCGTTTGATCCGCTGGCTGTCGGCGGCCCGGTGGCAGGCAACTTTGGTCAAATCATGCGCCTGCTCGGTGTCAACAAACCGCAGGTTGCCTGATGCCTGACTACCTGTTCAAAACGGGTTACGACCAGCTCGTAACCACGTTGCAAACCATTACCGGGCTGAAAGTGTTTGATGATCCGCGCACACTGAACCCACCATGCGCCCTGGTTGAGGCACCGACGATTTCGTTGAATACCAACGTCAACGCAGACATGGAATTCCGTGTCGTGATCATCGCGCCAGGCACCGGCGACAATCGCACACTTGACACGCTGCTTGATGCAGCCGATTTGGTGCGTGAAGCCAAGATCGGCCTGACAGCGGCACGCCCGACCACGATCACCTACGGCGGCATGGATTACAGCGCCTACGAGCTGACCATACGCACGAAAGTGAGCCCCTAGGGCTACTAGACTGCGGATTGGCTTGCAGCGAGCCTCCACTTCAAGGAGACACGTCACATGGCAGTTGCAACCACGATTCTCGGCCCAGCGTATTTCGCAATTGGCGCAACGTCGCCGGGCACCGCGTACACCGACCAGGTGATCAGCGTCAGCGTCGTAAAGAGCCGCGAGGCGCTCGACCAGTCATCGATGGGCGACACAGGCCGCCAGATGGTCGGCGGATTGACCAACGTGGAAGTCACCGCAACCCTGTTGGCCAGCAACACGGTGCTCAACGCCATTGCTGCCTTGGTGGGCACGCGCTGCTACGTGGCTGCACGTCGCAGCACTGCTGCTATCAGCTCGGACAACGTGGAGTATCAGGTGACCGGGGCGTTCCTGGAATCCGTGGATGTCGTAAATGCCTCGGTTGGTGAGCTACAAGAATTTGAGATCAGCCTGTCAGGTGGCACGCTCGTCGAAGACACGACGCCATGAAACTAAAGATCACGATGGCGTATGCACAGCCATCGGGGCAAATCGTGACAGAGACTGTCACGACGAATCTTGGCACCGTGTGTGCGTGGGAGACTGCGCACGGCACGAGCAGCAAGAACCTCGTGACACGCGAACGCCTTGATGATTACGGTTGGCTGTTTTGGTACAAACTGACCAAGCTGGGCAAAGAAAATCGCACGTGGCCCGAATTCGAGGATGCGTTGGATGAGCTGATCGAGGTGCAGCCGATACAGGTAAACCCTACGGAAGCGGCAGTTACCGGCGCCAGCTAGCAGACCTGCTGCTGGCCACCGGATTCTGGCCGCCAGACGTACCGTTCGAGTTGGAGGATTTACGCACCGTGCAGTTCCTGTCAGAGAAAGCAAACCGACATGGCCGTTGACGTGGGAATCGAAGTGCACGGCATCAAGAATGCCCTCAAGGAGCTGAACAAGATTGACAAGTCGTTGCGTCGCCAAATTACCAAGGATTACAAAGAAATCGTCAAATCGGTCATTGACGATGCCAAAACGTTGATACCCAGCGAGCCACCTTTGTCCGGCATGAACCGCAAATGGAAAACCAAGAGCGGCTACGAAATGATTGGCGAGGGAGGCTGGTCAAAAGCGATTGCGCAAAAGATGCTGGTTGCCAAAATCAGTACTCGACGTGTCAAAGAATTCAAGGGCATGAAAGTCAACGTAGGAACATTTCGCATCGTGTGGACTGGCTTGGCGAACCAGGTGTTTGACATTGCAGGCCGCAAAGACAGCAACGCACTCGGCAACGCATTGGCGCAACGCTGGGGCAGTGCGTCACGCATCATGTGGCCCAGCTATGAATCAAACAGATCACACGTCGATGCCGCAATGCTTGAATTGTGCGAACGCATCATGGATGAAGTCAACCGCAACCTCGTGACCGCACCGGGCAAAGATTCGTAGGATGTCCTAATGGCTGTATCAATACCCATCGTCTCCGAATTTGATAGTAAAGGCATCAAATCCGCTATCAACGAATTCAAGTCGCTTGAGGGTGCTGGCGCCAAAGCCAAGTTCGCACTGACCAAAGCCGCAGTACCAGCGACCGCTGCAATCGGTGCCCTGGCTGGCGTCATCGGCGTGTCCGCCAAAGCCGCAATGGAGGATGCAGCCGCACAGGATCACCTGGCAGGCGTGATGCGTCGCGCCGGGCTTGCCACCGATGAACAGATTGCCGCCACCGAGGCATTCATTAGCGCACAGTCCAGACTGACCGCCACGACCGACGACGAGCTACGCCCGGCAATGGCAACGCTGGTCAATGCCGTAGGTGAAGCCAACTACGCCCAAGAACTGCTAGTCAAAGCCCAGGACATCGCAGTCTCGACAGGCACCGACCTGGCAACCGTCACCGACGCGATGGCAAAGGCCGCCAACGGCAACATGAAAGCCCTAGGCAACCTCGACCCATACGTCAGGCAAATGATCAAGGGTGGCGCCGAATTCGATGAGGTGATGCGCGCACTCGAGGTGCACACAGGCGCGGCAAGCCAGGCCGCCGAAACGCAGGCAGGCAAAATGAAAAACCTGCAAATCCAATTCGGTGAAGCGCAAGAATCCATCGGTGCCGCATTCCTGCCGGTGCTGACCACATTGGTGGAAAAACTGATACCTGTCGCGACGTGGATGCAAGAAAACACCAGAATCGTGCTGATCCTGATGGGCGTGGTAGGCGGCCTCGCCGGTGCCATCCTCGCCATCAACGCGGCAATGAAGCTCTATCAGGCGACGCTCGTAATCGTCAAAGTCGCCCAGGCCGCATTGAACTTCGTGATGGCAGCCAATCCAATCGGCCTGGTCATCATCGCCATCACGGCATTGGTTGCGGCATTCGTGTTGGCGTACAAACACAGCGAAACGTTCCGCGAGGGCGTCAACAAGATGTTCCAATTCATCAAGACCGCCATTGAGGGCTCGGTCGAATTCATCAAGGGCTACCTCAACACGGTGCTGAATTTCTACAAGAGCATTTTCAACGGCATCGCACAAATGTGGAACAGCACGGTCGGTCGACTGTCGTTCGAGGTGCCCGACTGGGTGCCTGGCATCGGCGGCAGAGGGTTCAGCGTGCCCAACATTCCGATGCTCGCCGAGGGTGGCATCGTGACCGGCCCGACGTTGGCAATGATCGGTGAAAAAGGCCCCGAAGCTGTCATTCCGTTGAACCGCGCCAACGCAATGGGCAACGTCACGATCAACATCAATTCAACCGTCGCCGATGCACGCCTGGGTGACATCATCGTCAATGCGTTGAAGCAATACAACCGTCGCAGCGGCCCGATTCAGGTGTCGGTGGCGTAATGCCCGAACAGGTAGTCCAATCAGGCACCTACACGCTGGAGCTCGACACAGGGTTTCTGGTTGACGCATTCACCCTCGATGATTCTTTGCGTGGCGTGCTGAACAACACCGAATACGTGTTAAACGGCACGACGCAGTATGCGGACATCACCGAATACGTCACCGAAATCGATTACGAGCGCGGCCGCAAAAAGACCGACGATCAATTTGGTGCCGGGTTGATGCGGTTCAGCATGCTCGACGAAACAGGCATCCTCGGCCCCTACGACTCGACCAGCCCCTACTACGACCCAGGCAACAACCAGCCAGGGCTCGCACCGATGCGTGCAGTGCGCCTAAAACGCGGCAGCACCTACCTGTTCACCGGGTACGTGACCGGCTACGACTACAACTTTGCGATAGCAGGCCCGAACCGTGTCAACGTGCAATGCGCAGACGAGTTCTACAAACTCGCACAGACACAGCTTGACGCTTGGAACGTCAGCGCCGAAACATCAGGGCAACGCATCACGAGCGCGCTGGTGCGGTCGGAGGTCGCCTACACAGGCAGCACCGACATTGACACAGGCACCGTCGACCTCGGGCATGATTCGTCGTACACGGTCGACCAGGGCACCAACACGCTCTACTACCTGCAGCAAATCAACCAAGCAGAGCAGGGTCGCCTGTTCATCGCAGCCGATGGCGAGCTCGTATTCCAGCCGCGCATCGGCAACACGCTCAGCGCCCCGGTGATCAGTTTCAAGGATGATGGCACAGGCGCCGATTACGAGTCGCTGCAAGTCGAGTTTGATGCGGACAATGTGGTCAACCGCGCATACGTCAAAGCATTGAACGGCAACGACGCAACCGAGATTGATGCAGGCAGCATCAGCCAATACTTTATCCAGTCGCAGTCAATCAACGACAGCCTGTTGCACGTGCAAGGCCAGATCGATGCCCTAGCGCTGTACCTGCTTGAGCCCGACCCCGAGCCGCGCTACACCGCATTGACCACCACGTTCAGCCGATTGACCAGCATGCAGCGCGACAGCGTGGCAACAATCGACATTGGCGACACAATCAGCATCCACAAAGACATACCAGGGCTCGGCTCCAAGATTGCCGAGGAACTTGCGATTGAGGGCATTGAGGCCAGCATCACGGTTGATGCCGGGCATCGCATCACGTTCTATACCAGCCCGACGACGATCGTCTATGCCCTCCTTCTCGACGACGCCCTCTACGGCCTCCTCGACTCCTCGAACGTGCTCTCGTAGGGTAGGCTCTAGCACCTATGGGAGCGAACGCCACGACCTCAGTCCCCTCGTATGTCGCGGGAGAAGTGCTCACCGCCGCCGACCTTAACGTAACGAACTCGGGTATCCCCGTCTTCGCGGACTCCACCGCCCGGACGAACGGCTTCGGCGGAAGCGGCGAGAAGACGCTCGCCGAAGGTCAGTACGCCTACCTAGAGGACGACAACAAGACCTACGTCTACGACGGCGCAGCGTGGCAACAAGTCGGAGGAGCCGGACTCGTCCTCGTCTCGTCGACGACGATCGGCTCGGCAGTTTCTAGCGTCACCGTCTCAAGCGCTTTTAGTTCTACTTACGATAACTACAAGATCATCATTAGCGGCGGCGTAGCGTCGACCACCTGCGGGCTACGCATGACGCTCGGCTCTACGGCAACGGGCTACTACTTCGCGGGCTATTACACGGGCGCTACGTGGGCCGCAACGGTCAACGGCGACGGCGCGGCTAATACGACGTTCTGGACAGTCGGCAACGGTACTACGAACATTCTTTCCGGGAATATCGAAGTCATCGCGCCGAATCTGGCGAAGATGACGAGCTACTCTTCTGTCTTCGTCTCAGGTTTCACGACTAACGGCTACGGTCAACATAATCAAGGCGTACTGAACGACACGACGCAATACACGGCTTTTACTATCACGACATCTACGGGAACGATGACCGGAGGAACGGTCAAAGTTTACGGATACGTCAATAGTTAGGAGCGTCATGAGCTACAAGATTCAGATCGACGACACCATTCGAGAAGCAACATCCGCCGAAGCCGCTCGCATCGAAGCTCAACGAGCAGACGCCGCAGCGCAAGCAGCGGCTCTCGACGCGAAAGTCGCCGCGCTCGTCTCAGCTAGAACTAAACTCGCCGCGCTCGGACTGACCGAAGCGGAAGTCGCCGCTCTTCTCGGAGGCTGAACGTGCCGAGCCTGACGCCTCAGCAGAAAGCCGCGCTGGCGTCCTACGTTCGTAGCGTCATCGGTGACCTATGGGATGGCGAACGATTCACGACACCAGGAGCTGAGCAATGAAATGGCAGTACATGCTCGAGGACTGGCTCAAAGCATTCGTCGCTGGCTCCGTCGCCGTGCTTATCACAAGCGACTACAACGTCGAAGGCGCGCTAAAAGCAGGGCTCGCCGCCGTGCTGCCGCTGATCTACGCCTGGGCAAACACGAAAGACACTAGGTACGGTCGCAAGTGAAACTGCCAGTCAAGCCGGTCGTGCTGCCGGCTGACCTGACCAACGTCAAACCTGGTCAACTGCCCGACTACCTGCTCAAACCGATACGGCCCTACGGCATGCTGCACCCGCTCGCAGCCCAAGCGTGGGAAGCGATGCGCAAAGCCGCGCACGCCGATGGCATCCGACCGTTCAAACCCACCAGTTCAGGCGACACCTACCGCTCGTACGTGCTGCAGCTCGGCGGGTTCATGGCGCGGTACACGACCAAGTACGTGCCCGACAGCAAATCGATCAGGATGTTCCAAGGCAACAAGTACTACCTCAAGCCGGGCATGGCGCCGATGGCGATACCAGGCACTTCGACACACAACCTCGGGCTGGCGGTTGACGTGTGGACAGCATCAGGTGAACGCCTCGAATGGATGCTAAAAAATTGCGATTGGTACGGATTCTGTTGGGAACTGCAATCGGAGCCCTGGCACATCCGCTACTACACCGGCGACAAGGTACCCTTGAAAGTGCAGCAGTTTGTGAGCCTGCATGCCGACCGAGATTTACGTAGCGCTGATTAGCGCCATTGCCATCATCACCGCAGCCGGGCTGCCTGCCTGGCTGGTCGAGCGGGCACGCAAAGAAAACAGCCAAGACCACGCATACGTGCGCAAGGTGCTTACTAGGGTGGAACGCAAGATTGACAACCACTTGGAGGATCACAGGAATGGCGTTACGCGACGAATTGGAACCAAAGACGGAAAAGCTGCAGACGTTGATTGATTGGGTGAAAGCCCAACCCAACGCGGACGAATGGCACGAGGTGCTGATGGATTACAGCTACAGCCTCAGATCGTTGGCACAGTTGTGTTTGAAGCATGGCGGCCCAACATCGGTTACGCAGAACACGGTGCACAGGTACCGCGAGCGCCATGCTGCGTGACGAAGTAAGCAAACTTCAATCCGTTGATCAACTACGTCAGGCGCTGGTGCGCACACAACAACAACTCGTCAAGGCAAAGTTCGCCAAGGATGAATTGATTGCGGCAGTGCACCAGGCCGTTAAGGACGCAGCCCTGGCAGTCGACCCGATACGCATCAAACCGCCGGTTAAAGACAAACGCACCGGCAAACCAGAGGTCGCCCTGGTGCACATGACCGACTGGCAGTACGGCAAGAAAACGGTGAGCTACGGCCCGACCACGTGCGCGCAACGCATCGAGCAATTCATCGACAAGACGATCCACATCACCGAGATTCAACGCAAGCATCACCCGGTGCGCGAGGTCGTGGTGCTGCTCGGTGGCGACATGGTGGAGGGCTTGGGCATATTCCCAGGGCAGGTGTACGAGGTGCACGCGCACCTGTACGAGCAGCTGTTCACGGTTGCGCAAATCATCACGCAATCAATCACCACGCTTGCGCAACACTTTGAGAAAGTGCACGTAGTTTGCGAGTACGGCAATCACGGCAGGCTCGGTCGCAAAGGCGAGATGCCAGGTGGCGACAATGTTGATCGCATCGCATACGAGATTGCGCGCGACAAATGCAAGGCCTTGGTGCACAATTGGCAGAGCTCAAGCGACTGGTACCAGATCTACAAGATTGGCGGCTACACCGCACTGCTCGTGCATGGGGATGAAGTGAGGTCATTTGGCGGTAATACACCAGCGTTCGGCATACTGAGGAAGGTGAACGCCTGGGCCGGTGGCGTCATCGAACCATTCACTGACTGCTACATGGGCCACTGGCACACGCCAATGAGCTTGACGATGGGCAACGGCAACCGCATATTCGTGACCGGCTCGCCAGAGTCACACAATGAATACGCACGCGAATTCGTCGCTGCGACAGGAAAACCGAGCCAGCGCCTACATTTCATCGACCCCGATAAGGGCCGGGTGGCAGCGGAGTACGTGGTATGGCTCGACTAGAGCACCCGCTCGTGCTGGTCACCTGGCATGACGCCCACACGATTGACAATGACGAATGGCACGAGCTCGCAGACCTTACGGATGAGCCCTGCGTGGTGCAATCCATCGGCTGGCTGCTGTCCAAACGCAACGGCAAACACCTGATCCTCGCCCAGTCGTTGACCGATGACAAGGGGGTCGACAATGTGCTGTTCATCCCAGCACGGATGGTGCGAAAAGTAGTCAGATTACAAATCCCACACAAACGCCGAAAACCCCGCTAAGGTCGAATGCATGGGATTGGAGGCCCATAACATGACCACACCACAAATCATCACCTACGAAATCCTGACCGGGTACAGCTCGGACACGATGCAGGAGTTCCATCTCGTAGTATTCAGGCACGACACAGGCCGCATCAAGCGCGCCCAGCTGCGCATGCGCAACACGCCCGAATCCGACTGGAGCGACCCATTAGAGCTAAGACACCTGCCAGGCGAACCGCAACATCCGAGCGTCGCATGAACCCGCTCCACGTAGTCGGGCTCACGGCCCTGCTGATCTCAAGCGCGGTCGGACTTGCAATGACCGAGGAAGCTGCGCTAGACCCTTGGGCGCCGGTGGTGCCATCGACCGTCTACACTCCGCCCACAGCCGAGGCGCCACCGGCAACCCGCGCAAACGGCACCATTGCCCCCTACGAGGGCCCAGGATGCGCCGAATGGGCAGACACGGCCCTCAGGGGCGGCTTTACGCCAGGCGACCTGCCAATCGCGCTACAGGTCATGGAGCTCGAATCCATGTGCCTGCCGGGGGAGATTGGCGACAATGGCGAATCGTTCGGCCTGATGCAAATCAACAGCTACTGGTGCCAACCGAGCCGCTACTGGCCCGAGGGGTACCTGCAGACGTTCGGCATCCTGGCGGACTGCTCAGAGCTGCTGCTGCCGCTGGTCAACCTGCACGCAGCATGGCACATCGCAGCGCATCACGGTTGGGAAAACTGGTCAACCTATGACCGGGTTGCCAATGGTTGAAATCGTCATCTTTGCGGTGTTCTTTGGTTACATCGCAACAGCCATGATTTACCTTGTCATCACCCACAAGGAGGGCAGCGATGACAAGGGTCGATCCAGGTGACGCCGCTTACCGCGCATGGCAACTTACCAAAGGCGACAGGATGGCCCAATACGGCCACCCATTCACCGACTACACGATGGTGCGACGCATATTCGGCGTACTCACCAACTTCAAACACAACCTCACCGTGCAAGAGGCGATCATGTTCATGGTCGCGGTCAAGCTTGCCCGGCTGATGAAATCATTGGAGGTTGAGAAATTGCATGAGGATTCATTGATTGACGCAATCGGTTACCTGAACTGCCTGCACATGGCGGATGCGCGCGACCAGCTGTACGACGCGCCATTGCACGTGGTCGGAGACATGGAGATTTGGCGTGACAAGCCCGCAGAAGCGTAAAGGCCACGCAGCAGAGCTTGCTGTGGTCAAATGGCTACGCGAACACGGCATAAACGCCGAGCGCCTACAGGCAGGTACGCACGCAGACAAGGGCGATGTGACCGGCATATTGGGCGTCGTGATCGAGGTCAAAGACCGCAAGGCGCATTCATGGCACGAGTACTTTGAGAAACTGCGTATGCAGATAGTGAACGCTGACGCTTACACAGGCGTGATCATCGCCAAGCGCCCAGGTATCACCGATGTCAGCGAATGGATGGCGGTCATGCCGGCGATTGAATGGCTGGCCCTGATTGAACTGTTGGAGAAAAAGTCATGAGCTTCAACCTGGACAATTACGTCGATGTGCCTACTCGACTACGCATGGCGCTACAAAAGTACCCTGACCTGCGCGTACAGGAATCTCAGCCGGTATTCCGTGAGATAGGCAACAAGCTTTACATCGAGATTCGCTGCACAGTGTGGCGCGACAAGGATGATCAACTGCCGTGCATAGCATTCTGTTGGGAGCCATTCCCAGGCACTACGCCATACACACGCGACTCGGAGCAGATGAACGCATCAACATCGGCCCTAGGGCGTGCCCTGGGCATGATGGGATTCGGCATCGATAACAAGATGGCAAGCAAGCAAGAAGTGCTTGCGCGTCAACCGGTCGAGGTCGTTACCAAGGTGGCGACCTACGAGAATGGGCAGCCTGTGCCCGATCCGTTCACCGATGAACCACAACAAACAAACGTGGTTACCATCCGCGACCCCAAAGCATTGGCATCAGTCAAACAGTTGGGGATGCTGAGGGCCTTGGCACGCACCAAGAACATCCCCGCTGGGGCTGGCGTGGTCGCTGCAGTGCGTGACATAATCGGTCGTGACATCAAGGTTCTGGATGAGCTCACCAAGGGTGAGGCGTCAGACGTGATCACGAAATGGAAAAACTGAAGTAGACCAATCGCATTGGTGCGCCCAGGCCGCGTGACCTGGTGTAGGTGCAAATCCTCGGTGACTCATCCTCATCAGTTCGCCCGTCAGACAGGCTTGTAAGCCCCTGCAAACAGATCCATTGCAGGGCGAGTGTGAACCGTGCTCAAACAACGGTCGGGTCGGAGCCCGGGGGCACTGTGCCCTGGCGTCACTCGACCTTGACCTCCACCGAAACAA